ACTTGTTGTTTTCTTAGTTCATTAGATGAAATTTTAATTTCATGAATGACCGACTCTGCATCATCTAAGTTAGTTGCAGAATAAGGGACTACCAAATCATCGGCAGGTATAAATTTAGAAACTGCACGATCTAAAAGTTCATCATAGTAAACTTTTTTAAATGTTGATCCTGACAGGGGAAGGTAGAATAACATTTGATCGAACTCAGGTTCATACTCTTTCATCTGGTCCATGATTTGGTAATTCATAAAATCTTTAACACGTTTTGCTTGATCTTCTTTTGCGATATCTGTTTTTCCTAAAACTTGTGTTCTGACAGGTCCATCTGCTGGAAGAAGTTCTTTATACGCTTGTGCTTGAAATTGTGTAACGGCTTCTGCTAAGACTGGATGGTTTACACCTGATGCACCTCTAAAAGGTTCTGTTCTTTTTTCATATTTAAAACCTAAAAGATCTAAACCATTTTTGTAAGTATCTTCCCAATCTTTTCTAGATTGTCTGTAGTCTAAATAATCTGATGTAAGTTGTGATCCAATGGGATCTAAAATGTCGTCGTCTAATACTTCTGCAAGATTTGCAAAGTGACCCATCTCAGGCATCTCTGTTGCTGTTGGGTCAAATGAAATTTCAGCACCACCATCTTCAGTGGTAACCACTTCAATTTCATCTGTTGTCGGTTCAGTTGTTTGTTCTTCAACAACCTCCACTGCTTCTTCTGGAGCTATATCTTCAGGTTGATTGGGTAATGATTTATCTATTTCTGCCATCGCGACATCCTATCTTGTTTGGAATAAAGTTTCAAGGCCTTGTGGCATAGGTCCTCTTTCTGGTGGTGGGCCTGATGCAACACCTCCTTCTGCAAATCTTCGTTCATATTGAAGACCGAATCGTGGTCCTTGTCCTTCTGTATAACCAAGACCAAAAGTCGTATTAGGAGTTGATGTTGTACCAAATTCAAATCCTATCTGTTTGTCTCCACTTCTTAGCTGATTAAGCATAATATCTCCTCTGTCTGTAAATGCTCCTAGTCCATAACTTACCGCATCTTGTGGTGATCCAAGATAGGTTTCTATGTTCATATTTTCATTACTGTAAATAGGAAGTACTTCTCCTGACCCACCTAATTGTGGAGTGCGTCTAATAATTTCTTTGAGTGCTTCTTTTGGATCATTAGTTTGATACACAGGAGGTGAACCTGCAATACCGCCGCCTGATTTACCTTCTCTTTTTGCGATTCTTCCAGCAACGTCTTTTATTTTTTCAGAAACTTTTCCTTCCATTGCAATTTTTTTAATACCAGAAACGCTGTCCATAATTTCAAACTCTACATCTTTTGAATAATCATCTGGTCCGTATGCTCTGTATATTTGTTGTCCTTCTTCGTAGTCGGGTGGAACATAAGTTGCTTTACCTGTTTTTTCATCAACTACATAATCTGCTTTTTTAACAGAAGCAAAGGCTCCGTTTCCTTTATCAGTCATAAACTCTACATTGATTTCATCAGGAGATTCATAAACTCGCACCCCTTTGTATTGTTTACCCATTGAATTTGGAATACCTGTATCAAACTCTTTTCCTTTTTTCATAACTGTTGCAATTAAATCTGGGAGAATAGATTGTGTTGGAGTCATTTTTGCTGCTTGTCCTGCAGCCACAATTCCTTTTTTAGCTTTTTGTGTTCCTTTACCTAAACTACCTATTACAGGTAATGACGCAACACCAGTCATTAATTTTAAAAATTTTCTACGGTCCATATTTTTTCCTTAATTCCTTATACTCGTCTAATGCTACAATTCCACCTTTTTTGTATATTTGATTTTCTTGATATGTAGGGCCTTGAATTTGTTCAAGAGTTTTTTGATATGGATTAACTTTTTCTCCTGTAATCATTGATTCTAAAAAATTAGTAACTAAAGGTACGATTGGAAATGCTTTTTGAAAACTTTCATATCTTGTTTTAGCAGCTTCCGTTTTTTCTGGTGTCATTATTTTTTGTCTTAGTTCCTGAGCTTTGTCTTCTATCTTTTGTTGCCCTGATGTTAAAGATCCAACATAATCAGGTTGCTCCATTTTCTGTATTAAGAAATCTAAGTAACTTGGTTTACCTGAACCAAGTGCTCTATACTCAGGATCTTTCATTCCTAACATTTCTTGTCTCGATGTGTTACCAATTCCAGTTCTAAGTAAATTAAGATTTTTTTCTCTTTGCATTGCAAGTTTTTCTGCATCAGAAAGACCTGCTTGTTTTTTAGCTGCGTAAGTTACAGGATTAACTGCACCAAAAGTTAAAGGATCTAAAGTTTCTACAAAAGGTTTTCCTTCTGCCATTGTGTATAAAGGTAATTCAGCGACAAAAATTGGACCGAGACCTTGAGCTCTAAATGTTTGTTTAGATTGAGATAAATTTCCAAGACCTATTTTATTTAATGTGTTTTTAATATTTGGGAGTGCCTCTGTTTTTCTATTAATTGCGGGTAATGATTTTGCACCAATATAACCTTCTCCTGGTATTTCCAAACGATAACCATATTTTTTTAAAAAATTATTAATTTGTTTTTTGTTCTGTACAACTTTAGGAGAAGTATCTCCTTTTGTTTTTTCAAAATAACTTTCTACTTGTCTAATAAAACCTTGATTAAATTTTCCTGGTGATATGTTTTTATTAACTGGATACTGAATACTTCTTTTCTCTCCTCTAATTGGAGAAATATCGTATTCATCAAATAATTTTCCAGATTTTGCTAAATTTTTATATTCTGCTTCAGTTTTATACCTTGGAGATAAATCTATTTTACCATCAACTAATTTAGCATCCACTAAATTTTTCAAATCTTTATTTTTATACAACTGCCCTGAGTTGTTTTTAAAATAATTGTTTAAAGTTCTTTTTTGAACTTCTTGTCTTTTTAAAATACCTTTTTCAAAATCACTTAAATATTTTTGACTTTCTTTTTTTCTTGATTGTCTTGTAATATAAGATTGAGAAGGTTTTCCTTTTACATATTCAAGACCTTTCTGTTTACTTAATACTTGATTCATTCTTTCAATTTGAAAAGCCTTTTTCTCATCGCCAAAATATTTTTTAGCTAATGCTTTATTAGAAAATTCTTTTGATGAACTTTTAGGTGCTGATTTTTTCTTTTGTAAATCATTTAAGTATTCTTTTCTCATCTCTTCATTTGGAAATCTGACATCAACAAATTTTCTACCTTCAGAAACTAATGTAGGTTTAGTTACAGCTGTTGCTGCTCTTTTTTCTTTTAGTTTTTGTTGAACCTGTTTACTTGCTTCCGATCTACCCAATAAATTAAATTGATTTGGAAATTCTCTATTAATTAAATTCGTTAATGTTTTTCTTTGTGCTCCTGTTTGTCTTGCAAGATCTGAAATATTAATCGTAGTTCCTCTTGGTGTTTGAGCTAAAATATTTCTAGCTTTGATTGTAGCGTCAGATGATTTTCCAGTGACATTATCTAAAATTTGTTCAAACATTATCCACGCTCCTCGAACAACGTTGCAACACCGCCGTCTGCTTTTTCCGTACGATATTTTTTATTGATGGCATCGATTCTATTTTGTAGTTCAATTTTTTTTAATCTATCTTGCAACTGTTGCTTCATAGATTTAGGTTGCATGATGTCTGCAAAAAATTCTGTTGCGTCGTCTTCAAACTGCCCTGAAGATACACCATAGTTTCTATAATCATCTGTTAAAACACTTTTTTTGCTTCTTAAATCTACTGCCTCAATAAAATCTTCAGCAATATCACGAGCAGGATCAAGACCTACTTCTCTTTGCAAAACTTCAGCTTTAAGATCTCTATTTTTCAAATCTTTAAATACTGTGATGTCATTTCCTTTAGTAGTAAAATCATCAATATCAACATAGTAAGTATCAAACATGCCTCCCTTTGTTGATCCAGGTCTTCTTATTTTTCCTTGCTTTACCATTTCTTCTAAAAACTCAAATCCCTTTCTAGTACTAGGAGTAATTGATGCAGTGATTCCTGCATAATCTCCTTCATCATAATCTTTTCTCAATATGATTTGCATGTCTCTTCCTTCTTTTACTTTTTTTGCTTTTCGTGCTGCCTTAATTCCTGTTCCTGTTGCAGCCATAACTCCGACTGCACCTGTTCCTTTTAAAAAATCTCTTCTCGAAACTCCTCCTGTGTCATCTCTCACAGGAATCTGTTCTGACTTTGCAAGTTCTTCTGTTGATTTTTTATCTGATGCAGCTCTTGCTCTAACTTTTTTTAAATCTGTCTTTGGAGCTTCACCTAATTTTGATTTTGTTTTCTTTGCAAGGTCTGCAAGTTTTTTTATTTTTGTAATTCCACCTGCCACCATTTCAACGCGTCCGCCGTCTGCATAGTCTTTATCTTTCCAAGAATCTTTTTTCTTTTCCCATTCCCATTCACTAAACATTTTTCTAAACATTTCATCAAACTCATTTGGATCTAGTGGAACCGTGTCTTCATCTTTTTTATCAACGGGTCCACCGTCTTTAAATGGTTCACCTTCGGGTGGTTTAGGTTTAACAGGAAAATCTATAATGTCTGCTTCAGGTAAAGTTTCTATACCTTCTTTTTTCTTTGAGAGTTTATTTCTCTCTTGCAGTTCTTTTAATTTGTTTTCGTATTTCGTAAGTTCTTTTCTTTGGGCTCTCCAATACTTAGCTTGACTTGGAGTTAGTTCATACTTTCCAATATTAACGACTGCACCCATCTTACCTAGAAAGGAATCAATCTCTTGTGCCATCTTTGGAGTCATCTCTGCAGCTTTTACAAGTTTGAGATTCTTCGGGTTAAGTGCAAACAGTAATTTTAAAATTGACATTAATAGTAGCTACGCTCCTGTTGTTCGAGTGGCTCGTCTTGATAGTCTTCAGGATGTTCCACAAAACCTCCCTGCCTAAAACGCATAAGCGCTTGAGTCGTACTATCGACAAGATCATCATTGTCTCCATAGGGAAACGCCGCACACTCCTCGATTACCTCTTCTGCAAACTTTTGTTCTGGAGCCCAGACTTGACCTGCTTCAAAAATAGGTGCTACTGAGTTCACTCGAGCGTGTTTATCATTCCCTTTACTAGGAGTGAAATTGACAACGGGGATTCCCATCTTTCGTAGCTCGTACGTCAATGGAAGTCCAGAAGCCTTAGATTCTATCACAACTGTTTCAGGATTCCAATAGCTATATTGCTCTAAAGCTTTACGTCTAAGTTCTGGAAACTCGAGCCTTTCTTTGACGGCATCGAGTAAAATTAAATTCGGTCCGCTGTCTTCAGATGGATAAAAAACGCCCCAGGTGGTAATGGCACTGTAGTCTGCGGTTTCTTTTTTAAGAAAAGCGGTATCATAACTTTGAATCACATGGTGCAAAGTTGGCACGTAATCATGGTCCCACACGTTCCACCATTCACGTTTAATGATCGATCCTTCTTCTGCCGTTGGATTTTGCATCCACTGCGCGTTCCACTTTCCAATACTCAAAGATGCTTTCACTCCTTCAAGTTCTTCCAGTTTCCAAAACTCTGGCCATACAGGACCACCTGACGGCATGATAGCAGGAAACTCAATCACATCCCATTGATCGGATTTCATTTCCTTTTGATTTTTTAAAAGCTTACCTGTTAGATCTTTGGTGTTCCATCTTGTCATGACCAACACAATGGTTCCGCCTGGCTGCAAACGCTGACGTGGTCCTGATGTATACCATTCATAAGCGCGTTCCATGGACAAAGGATTCAGCGCGTCTTGCTCTGAGTGTGGGTCATCGATAATCAATAAATCCGCTCCACGGCCCGTGATGGCTGATCCAACACCCGCTGCATAATATTCGCCGCCCTGGGATGTTTCCCATTTACCCGCGGCCTGAGAATCTTCTCTAAGCCTTGTATCAAAAACTTGTTTGTACTCTTCGGTGTCCATGAGTGTTTTTGCTTTACGACCGAAACGCACTGCAAGTTCTGTGGTGTGTGTGGATTGAATAATTTTGAGTTTAGGATTTCTTCCAATCATCCATGCAGGGAGTAGGAAGGAACTAAATTCAGACTTCGTGTGCCGCGGTGGCATGTTAATGATCACACGCTTGAGTTCGCCTTTTGCAATCCTATTAAATTTTTCTGCAATAATTTTGTGATGCTTACCTTCAATAAATTCTGGCCAAACGTGTTTGACAAACGACATGAAATCATCGTGGACCTTGGAGCTTTTTTTCTTTTCTGCCAACTTAATGGCATACTTCATAAATTCCTTTTTGGCGTCAGGAGGTAGTTTATCTAAATTTATTTTATCTAAGTTCATTCGAAAAAAATTTTCCGCAAAATTTTTGCACCTTTGTTTATAACCGATAAGTATTTTAACGGCTATTTAAATGTAAATCAAGCAATACAACCTAGAGTAGTGGGACCCCTTTTTACAAAAATGGGTGGGTGGGCCCAAGGTTCCAAGCGATTTTAGGATTGGATAGGGACCCCTCGCGCCGCGCGAAGCGCGGCGCACAACCTACAGTTTAAATGGAATTAAGGAACTCGCCGTTGGTAGCTTTGTTTAAACACTCAAGATATTCTGTTTCAGTCATCATCAACTCATCAGTGCAAAACGCGTGACGCGCTTGTTGTGTAGCCATCAGTTTATTATCTCTTAGATAATTAACTGCTTTATCTAATATGTATTGACGCTTAGCGCCGCCTGGTTTGTACTCATCTTTTAGTTCTTTCATATATGTCCTTTCGTTTTTATGGGTCAGTTATTATCAAGGCTCATGACCCAGGAGCCATTATCTGTTTATATTATATGGGAATATATGTCAACACTTTATTTATGTCCTTTCTATTATTTGTGTATCAATATAGTTTCCCCAGTGCCCAGTCTTTTCTTCCTTGATTATATCAACTGGTGTTTCGAGCGGCTCGTTGCGTGGCTCTAGGTTAATGATTGCTTGTAGATGTTTATCAAGAAAGTCATGCTTGCACCTGTCATCACAGAAGTAATGCCAATACCTTGTATTCCACTCTTGACTCCACCAACTCTTGCGACTTACCTTTCTGGTCCTTAATACCTTGTTACCTTTCACGCCTCTAATTCTAGACTGTGTATGATAGGTATGGCAGTTCGGTCCATGACAATAATTCCAGTCACTCATTTTCTATTCCTTTCGTTGAACTCAAACCTTGCTCTTTTATTCTGCTCATCTATTTCTTCTATCGTTGCAATACAGCCTATTATTCCGAATATCACTATTCCGAATAATGCAATTCCGAAAGCGACTAACATCATTGTACTCATATTTTATTTTCCTTTCTTTTGTTATGGGACAATCTATTAAAGATTGTCCCATGTGTCAAGTATTAATTTATACTCGCTGATTGTAATGCTTTAAAGTGTGCAATCTTTTCTTCACGACTTGCAAACTCATCATCTTTATCAGTTAGCATATCTGCAAGATTTGTAGGACTGAATACACTTAAAGCCATTGATGATTGCTCGTTGATTTGACTTTCGTTTAAAGGTATTCCAAGTTTATCAAACAACTCTTTTGCTTGACTGTACTTAGTGTAAGTCTTTAAACCTTGTTCAATCTTTTGTACTTTCGCATTGATATAATCAAACATTTGTTCATGTGTTTGAACTAATTTTTCTTTTGCGATTACAAATTGATTTAAGACCGAGTGTGTAATGTCATCAACTTTAAATTGTCTACTATGACAATAACTCGTTCCAATTGTAGGAATAGTTTTATTCCACATTGAGTTGTTAATTGGCTTGTCTTTACTATCATCATTTTTTCCACGACTGAAACCAAGATAATCTCTTACATCACTTTCAGCTTGATAATAAGTAGGATTACGCTTTTCGCCTTTCCACTTATATTCAAAATCTGGGTTAAGCCCTTTTGATTTTAAATCATCATAGTAATAGGCATAAGCGAAAATCTCATCATCTTTTAAGTTCATTTTAAGATAAATTTCATTTTCGTTTATCCTAGTTTTTGTTTCGCCCTCGTATGATTGATAAGTTTCTTCACTTGGATTAGTGAAATAAAAACAACTATCTTGATGAATTTGACCACCATTATCCCCATACTTTAATCTCATAGAGTTAATAGTATCGACATCATCTTGCGGTTGTTTTTGTCTTACTACATTTTCAATCAGTTCCCATGTCTTTGGAAATAGATTGTCAAAGTTTTCTTTTGCCTTGTCATAAGCAATTCTAACTTTGGTTTTTTGATTACGAATATAGTCCTCGTAAATCGCTACTAAAGACTTTCGCTTGTCAGCGTTCAGTCTTGCGTCTTTTGTTATTGCAGTCATTGTATATCCTTTCTTTTGCAATTTAATTTCTTGTACCACTTGAAATATTATTGTCAAGGACTATCTGGGAATAATATATTCCTTTCAAGGGCACAACTTATAGTTGTGCCCGAGCTAAAGAGTTATCCACAGCCCTGTTAATTATTTATTTTTTATTATTGACTTATGGGATTATCTAATATATGCTACTTTTATAAACTAAAGAAAGGAAAATAAAATGTACTACATACTAAAAAAAAACTGGGACAAATCAGTTTCAACAACCTACCCAGCAGATAAAGGTTATGCAACAATTGATGAGGCACATGAAAAAGTGTTAGCCCTACAAACTTTAAACGATAAAGATGACGTAGAGTTTTTTATCGTAGAAAGGATTGTAGCGTAATGTTTGAAATAACCTACTACTCACAGAAAGATAAACAAACTGTTAAAAGACTTGGTAAGCATGATGACAAGTCTAAAAAGTTTGAAAGTAAAAATGGCAGAAAATGTTATTGTTATTTTGACATTGAAAAAAATGGATACAGAACTGCAACCGATACGTGGATAATTAAACAAGTCGCGTAAAAGGTGTATTGACATATGGGATAATCTATTATAGGTTATCCCATATAACAGAAAGGAAAATAAAATGTTTAAAATATATGATCAAAAAGAACCAACCTACGATGAGGCAAGAAAGTTTATCGGAGGTTATATTCAAAGCGTGCCGCTAGAAAACGGTGACTCGCTACTTTGCGACGAGGAAGGCAAACTTAAAAATTTGCCACACAATCCAGATGCGCAAAAAGTTTGGGACGAAAGCTGGGGTGAGGGGACCGACTATATTGTCGGCAATGCAATCCTGGTGAAAGCAGAAGTTAACAAGGGATGGTAAACCAAGGAGCGCGGGCCGCAAGGCCCGCGCAACTAATGCGTGTACAACCTGTAATTGAATTTAAAATTTTAATTTTAGAAAAAAGCTACAAGCTCCAAGCGCCAAGCTTGACATGCTTCGAGAGCTGGGATATTATAGGATAAAACAGAAAGGAAAATTATGGATGCAAGTGCAGAACAGTTAAAACGGATCGCCGACGCGATGGAAGAAATACTTCGCCTGGTGAAGAAGGATATGGAGAGACATGAAGAGAAGAATTAAAAAACATGATCTAACAGCGTGGTTCCTGGAGGACCACGCAACGCTGCCAGCCAGCTATGTTAAGAGCTGCCAAGAATTTTTTGACGAGCTAAAAGAAAATCAAAATAGGCACATGTTAATCGCGGGAGCGGTTGAGAAGCGGCAAGCGGCAAGCGGCAAGCGTTGTAATTTGTTCACAACTATGTTAGACAAGAAAACAGAAAGAGAGAATCAAAAATGAACTATAAAGAAATAACTGGCTCACTCAGTAAGCCTTCAAAAATGCCTGGACACGCCTATGGCCTGCCAGCGAAAGAGTGCAAAACTGGATCGAAGCTTGCCAAAGTGGAGGGCAGCACCTGCTCCAGCTGTTACGCGCTCAAAGGTTGTTATGTGTTTAAGGTTGTTCAGGCTGCACAATACAAGCGGCTAGAAGCAATTAAACATCCGTTATGGGTTAAAGCGATGGCAGCTCAGATAAGCGCGAAGCGCTCAACGTTTTTTAGATGGCACGATTCAGGGGACGTTCAGAACCTGAAACATTTATTGAAGATATTCAAAGTTTGTAAGTTAACACCAGGCATCCAGCACTGGATGCCGACCCGCGAAGCGTGGGTCAAGAAGTACTTACACAAGGCCCCAGGCAATCTTGTTATAAGATTTAGCGCCACGATGGTGAACCAGGCAGCGCCGAGCTCATGGCCGAATACCTCGACCGTGGTTACTGATTCAAGTCAAGCCAATTGTCCAGCACCATCCCAGGGCAACGCCTGCAAAGATTGCAGAGCTTGTTGGGATCCTGAAGTTAAGAACGTGGCATATGCTGCACACTAGATGAAGCTTTCAACATCAAAACAAATCGAAGAATTAAGAATGAAGAATCCAAGCTTCAAGCGCCGTGACTATTTGGAGCTGGGTCCAGCGTTATATGATTGCTGGCTGCGGACCGTGGTCCGTTATCTTGAAGCCAGGGAAAAGCGGCAAGCGACAAGCGTCAAGCTTCAAGCGTCGAGCGATTAGAAGCAACAAGCTACAAGCGTCAAGCGTCAAGCGTCAAGCGGGTGATCGTATCCGTGTATAAGGTGTGCCTGTATGTTGGACCAGTTGTCCACGACCAGCGGATCGTGAACCAGTTTGCCTTGACCGTTGAGCGCGGAGCTTTCATAAAGTTTTATGGAGCGCGGAGCGAGGGCTTTAAGCAAGATAAAATTCCGAACTGTTCTGGTTGTATGAAACATAATTTGATGTGGCGAGAAGCGCGGTTTGCCCTTTGAAACGACCTTGAGTTCAACCATGAAAAAACCACAAAAACTATTATATCCCAACAGATCTGGTAGACCATGACTGGCCCAAGACTCTAGTCTTGTCCACTGAATATTGGGTGTATTTTTCTTCACCTCTTGCCAAAATCTTGACTCTGGTTTCACCGAACATATCCTTTCAAAAATTTAAAATGTGAGACAACCACATTGTCATCTCACATCCAATAAACCAACAATTTATTTGTTTTTACAAATTGCAATTTACGTTAAATTACGGTAACAGTCAAGAATGACACAGCAGAAAAAACTAACTGATCAACAACGTAAGTTTGCAGAGTTGTATGTTTACAACGAAGGACGCATGTCTCCTGGTGAAGCTGCCTTTGAAGCAGGATATAAAACAAGACCAAGACAAGCAGCGGCTGAACTCAGAAATCCTAAATACTCTCCGCTCGTTGTTAAATACATTGGTGAGTTAAGGGCAGAAGTTCAAGAGAAGCATGGAATATCACTTGATAGACATCTTGCAGAGTTATCAAAACTTAGAGATGATGCGATGAAGAAAGGTGCTTGGGCTGCAGCAATTAATGCAGAAGTTGCACGTGGTAAAGCAGGTGGTTTATATGTGGACCAGAAATTAGTTATGACTAAAAATTTAGATAGTATGTCAGAACAAGAATTAGAAGGTAAGTTGAAGCAAATTTTATCAGACCATAAAACATTATTAGAAGGTGTAGACTATGAAGATGTTACAGAGGAATCTTCTCCATCTTCTGAACACATCCAAGAGGAAATACATTCCGATCAGAAAACGATTCAGAACTAGTATCATAACTAGCAAAAGTTCTTAAAACTTTTTTATCTTTGTTAAATACATAGGCATAGGTTTCCATAATTGCAGGTTTCATTTGCATAAACTCTGCAGCATCTGCATGTCCTGAGTCTCCAAGAATATCAGCCCATATGATCTTATAGAAATAATATCGTTTCTTGTTTATCAGGATAGATCTGTATTTAGCCTTCTTTTTTGTCATTCTCAGATGTATAGTGGAGATTAGGGGTGCTATAAAGCAAAATATTGATACAAAAATGAGCTCGCGCGCCGAGTACAAAATGACCAAATGACCA